AGCGATCTGAAATGAACGAAGGCCATCCTGATTTTGAATGGGAAGACGAAGCATATAAACAATCATAATTATGGCAATTACATATAGAGGACAAGCAAATAGGCTTAATAAAATTGAGTCTAAACAAAACGCAAGTGGGTTTCAAGAAAAATCAGATCCAGGACCAAGACAAGGTGTTGGCGGAGAGGAAGTTTCTTTGAAGCAAGCTAAAGCATCTTTTCAAGAAAGACTTTCGTCGCCAGGTAAAAAGAAAAATTTTTACGGCGGGGAAGCGTATTTTCAAGATGGATACGGTGGTGATTTAGCTAGTCCTGCTAAAATGAATCCAATAACACAAAAATCAAAATCTTCACCTTTCAAAATTAACGAAACTTTAGTAGCTGGTGCTGCATTAACTGGCAAAAAATTTGTAGATGCAGGGGCTGAAGTAGGTAAAATCTTTGAAGAAAAAGAGGAACCTAAAGCGGCGGATCTAACAAAATAACATAACTAACTATAATGGGAACAAAAGGAAAAAAGAACATACCGATTACTGCAAGAGTAGAATCAGGTTTATTTAATCAAAAGAAAGGTGTGAAAGAGCCTTTATTAAATGTAGGACCGGCTGGTGTGCATGGCAATAATCAAACTAGAGATATACCATCGCCAAGTAAGCTAAGAGGTTTCTCAATGAAAAAAAAAACTGAGTCGCCAATAAAGCAGGTAAATACTAATGTTATTACTTACGGAGAAGACACTCCTGCTGTTGCGGGCACCCCTGCTACAGGCAAAAAATCATTAAGGCAAGCGTATGATGATGCTTTGACTTTAGGTTATAGAAAAGCCGATGAGAAGTTTGAAACATATTCAGCTAGAGCTATGAAAGATCCACTTTATGGAACAAGCGGCACTAATGCTACTCCTGGTTCTGATGCTATTGATGGTATAGATGAAGTTGATTCAATACCGTTGCAGACTAAAGATAATTTAGATGCTATGTCTCCGTGGAGAGTTAGACAGCAAAGCAGATCAATTAAAAAATCTGGAAAAGATGTTCGCCAATCTCAAAATAAGTTAGACGCTACAAATAGAAAATTAAAAAAATTATCAGATGCTGGCATCACTTCTGGTAGAAAATTCGACAGATTAACCGCTAAGCAAAAAGAAAATACAAGTGAGCTTGACGCTTTCAATAAAAACATGACAGCTAGAACAAGACAGGTTGAAATGAGTAAAGACCCATTGAAAGGTGGAACATTTAAAAGCGCACAAAGAAATTTAGAAAAAGGAGATTTAACTAAAGAGGAGCAAGACGCAAGAAATAAAAAAGAAATAGAAGCTAAAAAAATTAGAGATGCGAAAGCTACAGGCAAAAAAAGTTCTCCAAACTTTTTTAAATCAAAGTCACCAATGAAGAAAAAATACTTTAAATAATGGCATTCAAAATGAAACCTTGTTCTCCAGCTCTAATGACGACTGAGAGATACGCAAGTCCTCTTAAAAAGGCAAAGTCAAAATCGTACGCACCTAAGCGTAATAAAAAATCTGGTAACTATGCTGAAGTTAAAAAAGGCGGGGGTACTGGTAAAGATGCTGGAGGCGGAATGACAGCTAAAGGTGTTGCTAATTACAATAAAAAAACTGGTGGTAATTTAAAAACCGCAGTAACAACACCTCCATCAAAATTAGATCCGGATAGCAAAGCAGCAAAAAGACGTAAATCATTTTGTGCAAGATCAAGAGGCTGGACTGGTGAAAGAGGTAAAGCAGCAAGACGTAAATGGAATTGCTAGAACAAATAATTAAATGAAATCAAAAGGATTAGGAGATACCATAGAAAAAATAACCAAAGCAACCGGAATAAAGAAACTAGTAGATAAACTACCTGGTGATTGCGGATGCAATAATAGAAAAGAAATGTTAAATAAAGCATTTCCTTACAAACAAAAACCAAACAATTAAATTAAATCATTATGAGTAAATTAAAAACAGTAGACGTAGATCACAAAGAAGTAAAGTCAATTTCTGAAGAGCAATTAAAATCATTGCAAGAAACAGTAAATAAGCAAAACCAAATACAAATGCAAATTGGCGGTATTGAAGGGCATAAAGCCGGTTTATTATCCCAGTTGCAAGAGGTAGTTAGTGAGTTACAAAAATTACAAGCTGATTTGGAAAAAGAATATGGACCAGTTAATATTGATTTAACTACGGGGGAAATTAGTGAACAAGATGTCCCAGCAAGTAATTAGAAAAATCAGTGTTGGAAAAGACTATAAGAATGACGCTATGCACTATGCTGTTGGACAGGAAGTGTATGGCGGTCATACTATAGCCCATATTGTAGAGGAGGAAGAAAAGTACTCTATCTACATTACAAAAAAAGATATGTTAATGCCTTGGAAAGATTTCAATAAAAACATGTCTATATCCGTGGAATATGATCTTTCATGGTAAATGCACAGTGTATTTAATTACCTAGTTGAACCAAAGGGCAGTAGGTCAACTGGAAAAAAAGATATAGAGGGACAAGAACTATTATTAAATACAGAATTACAAAATCACGAATACGTGAATAGAATAGGTACTATATTAAGTTTGCCATTAGTAACTGTATATAAAGAATTAAAAGAAGGTGATGACGTTATTGTGCATCATAATGTTTTTAGAAGATTCAGAGATGTTAGGGGTAAAGAAAAAGATAGTAAAAACTATTTAAGTGAAAATGTATATTTAGTTCAACCAGATCAAGTATATGCTTATAAAAGAAATAACGAATGGAAAGCTTTAGAAGGTTTTGTGTTTGTTATGCCTATAAAAGAAACAAGAATGTTTTCGGTAAATGATGAAAGACCATTAATAGGTATTGTAAAATACTCAAATGGTGAATTTGAAAAAGAGCAATTGATAGGGTTTAGACCAAATTCAGAATATGAATTTATAATAGAAGGGCAGAGGTTATACCGAGTACCCGTCAATTCAATTACAATCAAATATGAACATCAAGGAAACGAAGAAGAGTATAATCCAGGCTGGGCACAGAGCAGTTGAGGAACTTATAAAAGTAGCTAAAGAAGATATAGTTGATTCAGATGATGACATATCTGCTGATAGATTAAAGAATGCTGCAGCTACTAAAAAGCTTGCAATTTTTGATGCTTTCGAAATACTTAACCGCATTGAAGAGGAGGAAAGAATATTAGATAATAAGCCTAAGAAAGAAATTGAAACAACTTCATTTGGTGGGTTTGCAGAAAAAAGATCTAAGTAATGTATAAACAAACCTTATACGAGATCATAGAGCCAGTAAAACGCACTACCTTATCTAGATTAAATAAAGGTAAAAAATGGGAATACGGTTATAACAAAGAACACGATATAGTTGTTATAAGTAAGACTGGGCAAATAGGCGAAATATACAATATACAAAATCTTAAAATAGCTTTACCTAAATCACCTGGTAAGCTTAGTAAAGTTACAGATAAATGGACACCTGAAGAATATCCTAAACAATTAAAAGGTATTAAAAGTATTTTTGATTGGAGGGATTATCCTGAGGGATTTAAAAAAACTTGGGGGAAATATATAGATGAAAATTTCAATAAAAGAGAATACGGTCACTGGTTCAATAATAAGGGTGTGGATACTTACATTACTGGTGCTCACTTTATGTACTTGCAGTGGTCCAAGATTGATGTTGGGCGACCAGATTTTAGGGAGTCAAACAGATTATTCTATATATTCTGGGAAGCTTGTAAAGCAGATCGAAGATGCTACGGTATGTCTTACCTCAAAAACAGACGTAGTGGATTTTCATTCATGGCCTCAGGGGAAACAGTTAACATGGCCACAATATCAAGTGACTCAAGATTTGGTATATTATCCAAGTCTGGTTCTGATGCAAAAAAAATGTTTACCGACAAAGTTGTACCCATTAGTGTTAACTACCCATTTTTCTTTAAACCAATACAAGACGGTATGGATAGGCCAAAAACCGAACTCGCCTATCGTGTACCCGCTTCTAAATTTACAAGAAGAAAACTTGATAACAACGAATCTAAAGAAATACTCACTGGCCTTGACACAACAATCGATTGGAAAAACACAGGAGACAATGCTTATGATGGGGAAAAACTTAAGTTATTAGTTCACGATGAGTCAGGTAAATGGGAAAGACCAAATAATATCCTCAACAATTGGAGGGTTACTAAAACAACATTAAGGTTAGGATCTAGAATTATTGGTAAGTGTATGATGGGATCAACATCAAATGCTTTAGATAAAGGAGGGGATAATTTTAAAAAATTATATAATAGTTCAGATGTTACAAAAAGAAACGCCAATGGACAGACTCGCTCGGGATTATATAGTTTGTTCATACCTATGGAATGGAACTACGAGGGATTCATTGATTCTTATGGGTTACCTGTATTCAACACACCAAAAGACAAAACTGTCGGGCCTCATGGGGACGAAATAGACCAGGGTGTAATAGAGCATTGGAATAATGAAGTTGAAGGATTAAAAGGTGATCAAGATGCTTTAAACGAATTCTACAGACAGTTTCCAAGAACAGAAGAGCACGCTTTTAGAGATGAAACTAAAAATAGTATATTTAATTTAGCAAAAATATACGAACAAATAGATTATAACGAAGACTTAGGTAACAGCAATGTTTTAACAAAAGGAAGTTTTCAATGGGAAAATGGTATAAAAGATTCAAAAGTAATTTTTTCACCAAATCCAAATGGAAGATTTTTAATAAGCTGGATACCTAATTATGATATACAAAATAGACAGATATCAAAAAACGGTATTAAATGGCCTGGCAACGAACATATGGGTGCTTTTGGTTGTGATAGTTATGATATATCAGGAACAACAGACGGGAGAGGATCTAAAGGTGCTTTACATGGGTTGACTAAGTTTAGTATGGAGGATGCGCCACCGAGCACATTTTTTTTAGAATATGTAGCAAGACCACAAACAGCTGAAATGTTTTTTGAAGATGTATTAATGGCTTGTGTGTTTTATGGTATGCCACTTCTTTGTGAAAATAATAAACCAAGACTTTTATATTATTTTAAAAGGAGAGGTTATAGAGGTTACTCAATGAATCGTCCTGATAAATTATGGAACAAGCTATCAGTAACCGAAAGAGAAATAGGTGGAATACCTAATTCAAGTGAAGATATTAAACAAGCTCACGCTGCTGCTATTGAAATGTATATAGATAAGCACGTAGGTTTAAACGACCAAAACGAATATGGAACAATGTATTTTAATGAAACATTACAAGACTGGGCCAAATTCGATATAAATAACAGAACAAAATTTGATGCCGCTATTAGCTCAGGGCTTGCTATTATGGCTTGTCATAAAGATTTATATAGACCAAATATCAGAATGGAAAGAGCACCAATTAATATAAGATTTGCTAAATATCAAATCGAAGGATCAACATCAAAAATAATAAAATAGTAATATGGCAGGAGTAGTAAATAGTTTTTTCCCAAGTCAAGTTGCAAGTGACTCTGAGAAGATGTCACGAGACTACGGACTCCAAGTTGGAAGAGCAATTCAAAATGAGTGGTTCTCGAACAACTCTGGTGTAACTAGATTCAGAAGCAATCAAAACACATTCCATAGCTTAAGGCTATATGCAAGAGGCGAACAGCCTATACAAAAATACAAAGATGAAATGTCTATTAATGGCGATTTGTCTTATCTTAATTTAGATTGGAAACCAGTACCTATATTATCAAAGTTTGTTGATATAGTTGTTAATGGTATAGCTGATAGATCTTTTGATCTTACTGCTTATTCTCAAGATCCATACGGAGTTAGCAAAAGAACTAAATATATGGAATCCATTATAAGAGATTTACAAACAGAAGAGCTGAATGTATTTGCTCAAGAGAATTTTGGAATAAATTTATTTGAAAACAATCCAGATAAGTTGCCAGACTCTGAAGAAGAGTTAGATTTACATATGCAACTTAGTTACAAGCAAGGTATTGAGATAGCAGAAGAAGAAGCTTTGAGTGTTATGTTTGATGAAAATAGATATGACTTAACAAAGAAAAGATATTACTATGATATAACTACTCTTGGTATTGGTGCTGTTAAAAATAATTTCACAGAAGCAGAGGGTGTAACAGTAGAATATGTTGATCCGGCTTATTTAATTTATTCTTACACAGAGGACCCGTATTTTCAAGATATATATTATGCAGGCGAAGTTAAATTCGTGCCCTTAAACGAGCTTAAAAAGCAGTTTCCGAACCTATCTGAAGAGCAAATGGATCAGATACAATCACAAGGGTCACAAAATTATGGGGTTTGGAATAATAATATAAGTAATACAAACAATAATAATAGAGATCAAAACATAGTTCAGATACTTTACTTTAATTATAAAACTTACATGAATGAAGTTTATAAAGTAAAAGAGACTGCAACAGGTGCTTCAAAAATAATAGTAAGGGATGATCAATTCAATCCACCTATTGAAATGTACGAAGAGCAATTTGGTAAAATGTCTAGATCACTTGAAGTATTATACGAAGGTGTAATGGTATTGGGAACTGATATATTACTTAAATGGGAGATGGCCAAGAATATGATGCGACCAAAAAGTGATAGTTCTAAG